GTCAGTGCCCAACGGTTGTTTAACTTCTGTTTTGCTCACGTTTAACTCCTTCATAATATTCTACAAGTGGTTTCCAAAAATCTAAGAATTCCTGCGGTTCAGCATAGAACTCATCCTTTGAAATATGTGTACCATAATCAGTGCTAATAGTCACCTGAATAGTTTTTGGTGGCACAGGGATTTCTTTAACTACAAGACGGTGTGGATAGGTCATTTCTTTTCCATGATGTGTTTGATGACTTCATTTGCTTCTCTCAAATCAGACTTCTCAAGAGCCTCATCAACAAAGTCTAGTTGCATTGTATGTAAATCATTAAGTAGTTTATCAATGACTACACGCTTAACAGCATTGTAAGGTTTTACTGTGTATGTTACACTTTTGTAAGGTGAATACAATTGTGCTAAAGTTTCTGGTGTTAGATGAACCCAACCTTTTTTATCTTCCATTATCCTCTCCTCATCGTTGCAATCTCAACTGCTTGTTCGTCAGAGAAAATAGGAACAGCGTTGGATTTATGCATTGTACCAATACCCTTGATGGCTGTGCCAGTATATACAGGGTTCGCTTTCTTGGTGCATGGTGCACCAGTGAAAGGTAGACTTGGAATCTTAGGCGTCTCACGACGAGCAGGTTTTCCCAGTGAGTACAAACCGTCATCCTGTCGCTTGGGTACAGGTTTCTTCGGCTCATACTTCTTAAGCAACTTCTCCCACTGTGCTTGCAACTCTCGTTGCTTAGCAGTAGGTTTGCGTTTCTTAGACTTACCAAGTGATGTGTGAATAATATTCATAACAAGTATTATACCTCAAAGATTGTTGGAAGGCAAGTTATTGTAGAGTTTCCCAAGTTGTAAAAGGGGTGTGCATGTCGCAAATTTCCTCAAACAGATTTTCTTCAATCTCTTGAAGTTCTTCTAGAGTAATATGTTCTGCGCCAAGCACACCATCAAATACAGCTTGGATAATCATTTCACGATCTTCAATTACACAATCAATCATATGTCCAACCCAATGCTTTCATCATTTTATGTTTTACACGCAAGTTGGGTTGACGATAACGATCGGTTGCAGTGAAACCCATCATAGTCGCAACTTCAACCACAGCACCTGAACGGCAGATACCAGCGTGACAGTGAACAACAACGTTCATGGAATTATCCAAAGCACGTTGAAGTAAGCGAACAAGTTCAGTAGCTTGCTCATCGTTAATCTTAAAGTCCTCGTCAAAACCGTCTTCGTCTTCAGCATCCAAGAAATCAAATTGATAAACTTCTTTGAATTGACGCTTTGGAGTTGGGTGGTCGCCAGGAGGATCGGAGATTTGAATGAGCATGGAATTATCTCCACAGTCGTAATGCCAACCGTGACGGATGTCATCCCTTGCTACATTTTCAATCCAGCGGATCATAATAATTCATTTCCTCTAAAGCCATTCGTTCATCAAATACGGAACGAACAAAATCAATTGGTACATTGAGAGCAACTGCAATAAACTTCTCGCTCATACCTTGTTCAATTAACTCAGTGATGTTAGCGTGTAGTTCACTCATTTTGCTCATACAATCTCCATTCTAATATGTGTTGACCATTTGTTAAGTTTGATCAATTTAGCAACGCTTGCTTTTGCAACATTCGCTTCATCAATAACTCCATCAGCATATAGAAGTTGAATCATAGCCAACAGGTCTCCAATTTCTTCTTCTAGATGCTCTTTGTTACTTTTATCATTATGAATACCAGTAAATCCAAATCGGAAAACTTTACTGATTGCTTGGGTTACTTCAGCACATTCTTCTTGAGTAATGTGCATAATTTCTTCGGTTCTTGCATCCATTAAAAACTACTTTCATATTCTTCTTCATAGGTTTCAGAGAGGTCAATAATGTTATTGAGATCGCTGGCACCACGACGGATATATCTTGTACCACCATCGGCAAAGATTTCACCACACTTACAACGGACAAAGTCATGTCCACTTTTACTTTCAATGACGTCTCCGCAAAGACGACACATACATTTGTTAGTTACAACAACTTCACGCTTGAGCATTACCATTCTTTTTTACCACCAAATTGTTCATTATACTCATAACCAGCCATGTAGTCTGCAACTTCTTTGTCGCTCATATCTACTTGTTCGAGTCTAACCGAACTATGGGTAGCACCAGTGTAATAATGAGGTTGTTTAGGACGAGAGTACCAAGAATCGGCTGACCCACGGTCAAAAGGACCACCGTGTCTTGCATTATAGGTTTCACCGTTAAATTCAATCATTTCACTCATCACGTTCTCCTAGTCTATAAGGATATTATACAGGATTTTCCAATTAAAGTCAAGGACTTTCTTAACTCTTATCATCAACCCCGACACCGTTATTCTAGCCTAAAGTCAAATAAAAGTCAAGGACTTTTTTACCTAAATACAACTATGCATATTTCATGCATTTTTAAAGGAAGGTGAAGATGGAACTAACATTACAACAACTAAAACAGTTGCTTCCAAAGAACCCTTATGTTGAACACTGGCACAAAGCATTATCGCAGTTATTGCCAGAGTATGAGATTAACACCCCACAGCGAGTTGCAGCTTTTATCGCTCAATGCGCACATGAATCGGGTGGATTTATGGTTCTTAAGGAAAACCTAAATTACAAGGCTGCAACTTTAAGAAAGATTTTCCCAAAGTATTTCCCAACGGATGCTATGGCTGCAGAATACGCTGCAAAGCCAAATAAACAAGAAGCAATCGCTAACCTTGTTTATGCTAATCGTATGGGTAATGGTGGTCCAGAAACTGGAGACGGATATCGCTATTGCGGTAGAGGTTTGATTCAGTTGACTGGTAAGCAAAACTATTCATGGTTTGCTGCATCACTAGGGATCCCTGTAGAAGAAGCATCAGAGTATCTACAGACTTTTGAAGGTGCTGCTCAATCAGCTTGCTGGTTCTGGGAAACAAATAACCTAAACCGTTTCGCTGATGTAAATGACATCAAAGGATTAACTAAGGCAATCAATGGTGGCTTTATCGGTCTTGAAGATCGTATTAAGCACTATGAACACGCATTACATGTTCTAGGAGCGCACTAATGAATGATCGCAAATTAGTTAAGTGGCTTTTGTTGCTACTATTACTACCACTTGGTTTAGCCATGTGCAGTAAAGAGCAATTCCGCTATCCATGTCAAGACCCAGCTAACTGGGATAAAGATTTTTGTAAAATGCCTTTATGTGATGTGACTCGTAGCTGTCCTGAACACATCTTTAAAGGTCAACGTGACCCAAGATTAGGACCACCAAATGAACAAACTAAGCAATTACCTGCGCCAACTCCTGCAGGATCTAGTCAAGGAGCCAACTGTGCAAAATAATCAACCATCATTCATCTATACTGAAGAACAGCTAATGGCTCGTTTGAAGTTCTTCATTGGTATTTGTTTATCATTGACCTTGTTCGGTATTGTGTTTGTTGTTTTGTACTCTTTGATTTTCGTTACTCAGCCTTTGAATGCTATTTCACCAATCGACCAGAAGTTCTTTGAGTTGATTGTTCCTATTGCTACTTTCTTGACTGGTACTCTATCAGGTATCATGCTTGCGGGTAATAAGAAGGAAGACCAAGAAGCTATGTTAGCTGCTCAAAAGCAAGCCAACGAAAACTTCGAAGCAACTAAGAAGGTTATGCATGACGTTCCAGTTCAAGCACCTGCTCCTGTTTACGTTGCGCAACCAGTGTATCAAGCACCATCTAACTTTACACCACAAGTGGTTATGAGTTCTACTGGTAAGCCAATGCCTGTTCAACCTGATCATCCAGAGATTTAATATATGTCTTTTTGGAAAAGCATGTTACAAGATGGTCACGATAAGTCTTGGAGTAGCAAACGTGTTGTTACTCTGATGGCTTTCATACTCGTGGCTATCTCGTTCATCGCGGATCAGTTTACTATATACAAAGCAAATGAAACTTTATTTGATTCAGTAATATACTTGGTTATTGCTGGTCTGGGTTTCACAGCTTCAGAAAAATTTGCAAGAAAAAAGGAGAATCCTAATGAGTAAGCTACTAGCACTTATGGTTGCTGCAACACTATCTTTTGGTGTGGCTGCTGCTGATAAAGAAAAGGTTTGTATCGATGTGAAAGATGCTAAGACTGGTAAAGTTAAGCAAGAATGTAAGATGATGAAGAAACATAAAAAACTTGAAGGAACGGAAGTTCCTAAGAAGTAAAAAGAAAGGGAGCTCTAAGCTCCCTTTTTTTATTTCCCAGCTAGTGGGTTATCTAGTGCTCGTTGGATTTTCTTATCAACGCTACTATCTAATTGTTTAAGTTCTCTACGAACTTCGTTTACGTCTTGAGTTGTTTCACGTTGTGTTTGTTTCGCTGAACGCTCAACTGACTCTACTGTATTTTCC